AAACTCTACCAAATCGTACAAATCGCCGTCGGTATCGTAATCTACGTCCGCACTACTTAGCATCGTCCACTCTGAGGCGTCTAGGGTTTCGCCTAACTCTATTAAACTATCTGCTAACTCTGTAGGCGCTCCGTCGCTCATGCATACGTGAGAGCTAAGCTCTGCGGTTTCCTCTTTAACTTCTATTTTCTCCTCTGTTAAAGGCGCAAAGTATAAATCTAGGTTAATCCCGTAATGTACTAAAACCTCCTCTAAAGATTCTATTACAAAATCTTGCTTTGGCTTTATTACTCGCTTAATAGTTTGGCGCTCGCTCATATCCATCTCGTCGGCTACTGAGCTAAAACCACTCGCAGACGATAAGCCTACAAGACTCGGACTAATTACTCTGTGCGCAGTCATTAACTGCGTTTTAGCTTGCTCTGTAAGCGTATCCCATTGTTTGTGAACGCTACTATTAACAGGGAACGGCGTTACGTCTATTGCTACCTCTTGGTCATTAAAGCTGATAATGAAATTCGAGCTGTTCGAGCTAGACGTAAGTTTCTTTTTTACCTGTCTTTCAAATTCCTCTTTCTCCTCTGGAGTGTAATTAGTTCCGTTAGGTATATTGATAATATAACCTGCGCTTAGTCCGTTTTTAATAGACGAAATGTACATATTCGATAGCTCCTCCTCGATTTCGGCATATACAAGCCCAGAGCTATAGTCTGGACTGCCAAAGTACTCGTTTCCTACGGTGTATGGTCTAGCTACAAACATAGAGTTTCCTTTTTGCGCTCCAAACGCAGGGAATGACATAGGCGTGTAATCTATTTCGGTATATTTCTGCCAATTTCTAGAAAACCAATACTTCTCTATTTCGTTTTTTTCGTTTGCAATCGCAGGAATTAACATCTCTTTAGGTACGTGAGTTAGAGAATGTAACTCTCCGCCCTTGCTTTCAATTATCTCAAAAGAAAACTCGCCGAAAACTTGAAAGTCTCGCACCATTTTACGCAGCTCTCTAGGTCTTAATATCGTTTGTAATCTCCCCCAACTTTCTGCGCCTAAAGCTCCGCTCGATGTACGTAGTCCTTTACCATATATTAGGGTAGTATAGGACTCGTTTATACTCGCATTTGTAGGCGAGCCGTTATTTCTGTCGATTATATAATCATAATACTGATTCAATCGCCCGTTCATAACCCAATCCCTAGACTTATCCTCCATTAAAGGCGGTCTTACGTAGTTCGTGAGTGTTATTAGTTTTATATCGCTCATATTATTACCATCTGTATAGGTTTTCCGTTAGTTTATAGGTTTGTGAGTTTTGAGTAGTTGCTAAAACTAGACCTCTGTAAACTATCTCGTTAGTTCCGTCGTCGGTTAATTTTAACTGATAACTACTTTCGGCTGTAAACGTATAGTCAAACGTTAGAGCGAGCTTATAATCGCCGCCCGTTGTGTAAGTCGTTGTTAAATCTGTAGTTATTCCTAAAGTACTATCCGTAACTGTAAGCGTTAATACATTAGATGTTGAAAATCTAGGTACTAACTTTATAGTGTGAGTCGTTAAATTAGGGTTTACTATCATAAAAACAAACTTGTATATAATTAAAACGAAAAAAGTCTCGTTTTGTTTCTATTAAGCAAAAAAAAAGCCTTACAAATTAATGCAAGGCTCTTTGAGAGAATAAAACTAAATTAAGATACTACCGCTAAAAACGAGCTTTGTGTAGCCGAATCTAAGAAAGGCGCCAAATCTTTAGTTGTCGCGATTCCTGTCAATGTATACATATTGCCGTCCGTTTTAGCTCCGCCCGTCGATGCTACGACTGTAAAGTCGATTCCGTCGTCAAGCCCTAAAGCTATATAGTTTCCGTTTCTGTCTACTACTACCGCCGACGGATACCCTGCCACTAATAGATTAAACTCAGCGTTTGTCGCTGCGTCCATAGATTTTAAAACGGTTGTTAGCGTTTGAGTGTTTACTCTACTGCTAGTATTTCTGTCTCCTACCATAGACTGCTCTAGTGTATTACCGTCTCCCTCTAAAGGATAAGCAAACGCCGCAGTTAGGGAGGCATTCATTGCCGTAGCCTCTCCGTTTGAAACGGTAAAAGCATCGGGCAGACTGTCAAAGAGGTATAATGTAGACTGACCGCCGAGACCGTCCTTACACACTTTAGCTCTTCCAGATGTTAATAAACATGCCATAAGTTATTGATTTTTAGGTAGTTAGATTATAGTCTAACTGTTATATAATGTTTTAAAAAAAAGGGGTTTTTACACCCCCCTAGTATTTAGGCTGTTGTTGTAAGTAACCAAACTATCTCAGCTCCGTAAGAATATCCTACAGCGCCACCGAATACAGACTTGTATAAAACGTTACCGCTCAAATCTACTTCGTCAAGGTCTTTAACTCTAATAGAGGTCGCATCTGAAGCAAGTCCAGTCCCCATAGTAATATTAGACTTCTCAAACAAAACGATAGAATTGTCGGGTAATCCGTTTACAACTTGCACGTTGTAACGTCCGTAAACTAATCCTGTGTTAGCGTCGCCTCCTAGTCCGTTAGCTGCTCCATTTTGGATTAGTAACTTTGTGTAAGCATCTGCAACGTCTGGAGATACGATAAAGTTTACCGATTTACGTCTTAGTGCGTAAGGCAATGCTCCTGTTGCTGCGTCGAATGCTGCTAGTACGTTAGTCGTAGAGATAGCCGCTCCGATTGCTGTAATCCCGTTGTTTGCTTTTATAACGTCTCCGTCTGCTGCAAACTGCGTGATTAATCCGCTCATTTGTCCTGCTGCTCCCGAGCCGTTCCAGATTTGGTTTTCAAACCATTCTGCAAGTTTTCCTGCTGTATCTGCTACGATAGCGTCTGCAATCTCTTGAGGTGTTTGGTCGTTGAAAGCCGACGCACCCATAGACTCGCCGCTCCATGTTGGGCGGAAATCCTCTTTACAGATTGTAAATTCATTTTTAAACTTTGAAAGTGTTAGTACTTTCTCCGAGTAAGCTACAGCGTCCGTTGCTGCGGTAGTACCACAAGCGTAGTCTACTACTCCTAGAGTTACGTCTAAGTTTCTTAAGTTTAGTTTGTATCCTACGTCTGGAACAACGTTAATAAGTCCAAGACGAAGAGTATCCTCCTCTTTGATAGCCTGTAGCATTATGTCTACGGCTGCACTTCCTGCGTAATTTGATGTAATTGCCATTTTTTATTCTATTTTAAATTAATTAATTTACTTGTTTTGGTTTGCTAGTTTAATAGCCTCAAGGATTCGCCCTTGCTTTGTTAAAGTTACTTGTTTTGGTTGTGAGCTAACAGGCTCTACAGACGGCTGTGCCGAAAGTGTTACTACTTGCTCTTTTAACTCTACGTTTTCAGACGTTAAAGTTTCTAGTTTAGCATCTAAAGCGCTCATTTTAATCTCCATACTCTCGGCGTAAGCCTTAAACATATCGTCTAAAATCTCTTTAATTACTTTCATAGACTCCTCGTCTGCGTTTACTTCCTCAATCACTCCCTCTTCCTCTTCTAGCTCTGCGTCTACTACTTCCTCAGCCTCTGGAGCTACTTCCTCCTCAGCCTCAGCCTCAGACATAGACTCTACTAGTCCGTCTTTTACAACGATTTCGCCGCCCTCGTCGATTTTATAACTTCCGTCAGCTAGAGATACTTTCTCCTCGTCTGCAATTAAAAATACAGCCGTTCCAACTTCTAAACTTTCGCCGTCGAATTGAATATCTAGCTCGCCAGATTTTACACTTCCTAGAGTTACCTCTACCTCCTGCTCTGCTCCAGATACTATCTGTTTTAGCAAGGCAAGAATATTCTTGTTACTTTTACTCATTTGTATATTAGATTTAAAATTTACTTCCTCAAGCTCTACCATTCCGTCAATAGAGAATCCTTTTAATTCGCCCGTTTTGATATAGTTATTCCAAATATCGTCGTTATCTACTTTCATAGAAACGAGCCACGAGCCTCTAGGATATTCTAATCCAAACGCTGCGGACTTATCTATTTTTGGGTTTTCGACTAGCCACGACTCTACAAACGTAACACCCTCGATAGGCTCGTCATGTTCTAGCTTAGAATTTAGTTGGAATCCAGACTGAAAAAAGTTCTGAGAAAAATCTTTTATAGTTTCTGCGCTAAAAAACATCTCAAACTCGTTACCGTCCTCGTCTACTCTGTAGATTAATTGTTCGGGCTGTAAAACTAACCCCATTAAAATACGCTGCTCCTCGTCTACTTTCGCAAACTTTACAATCTTCTCTTGTTTAGACATTGCGATAAACGTTTCCTCTGTCGCAGGCGCGTTTACCAAACTAATAGCAAAGACTCCTTTGCTCTTTTTATTGTATTTGCCCTCGTATCTCTTCATAGTTTTATATTATATTAACGAAAAAATTCCTTTATTGTTTCACTATTTCTAAAATCCGCTACCCTCTACTATCCGACGGTCTGCGCTTTGAGCTGTGGTAACGTCGCCACTCACAACAAATGCCTTAACTGCGCTCTCTTGCCCTTGTATACTTTGCTGTATTGCGTTGCTCTCGCTACCCTCTACAAGATTAAAAGCGGGAGCCTCTGCGCCTGCGGTATCGCCTCCGCCTAAATCTGCGCCTCCTCCTGCTCCTGCGCCTCCTTTACCCAAAACTGCTAGTCCTTTCGCTAAAGCTATCCCAGAGGTAGCAACTCCTATGCCTGCTGATGTTTTAATACTTGCAATATCTTTAATAGCTAAGGGTAAATCTGCTATTTTAGCAGGGTTTGGATATGCACCTATAAAAGCAGGAATTGCGTTATATGCTTTTGTTCTATCTGCTATACCACGAGCCGCACCCATTGTTATTTCTGCTATACCAACGGCATTTTCTGCAATTAACGCCGTCGCTTGTAGCACTTTGTTTTCTCCTGCAAGCGAGGCTAGTATTCCGATACCTTTTTTAGTATGGTTTATTGTAGCGTCCTCCATTGCTCGCTTTTGCTTTTCTACATTTTCTTTTATTGCAAGCTCTTGAGCGCCTTTATCTCGCATTGCTTCAAGCCTTGAATCTTCAAGCTCATTTAATCTTTCTAGCCTAGCCTTTTCGTCTGCCTCTGTGGTATCTTTTTTTTGTTTTTCCTCTTTAATTACGCCTAACTCTTTTAGCCTTTTTATCTCTTCGTTAATTAATTGTATCTGCCTGTTTTTTGCGGCTATTTCTACCTCTGTAGTTTCTGGCAATAATTTAGCATTTTCTAAAAGCGTCTCTTGCGCAGCAATTAAAGATTTTGTTTCGTCTGTTAGGTTTGTTGTTTCGTCTGTATTTTCTTTCTTATCCTCTGTATCTTCTTTTACAGTCATGCCTAAGTCCTCTCGCAATTTCTCTTGAGCTTTATTTAGTTCAAGGCTTTCGCTTTCGGCTTTGTTATAGTCATTTGTGGCTCTTTCTAAGCCTATTAACCCGTTACGCAATCTCCTGTTAGCTCTCTCTTTCTCGCTTAGACTCATTGTAAGTTTTGACTCTGCAACCATTTGTTGCTGTGCCGCAGCCTGTTGCTCTAAAGTTCCTTTGGTAGCCTTAAATCCAAAATCTTCTCTGTTCTTAGCGATAGCCTCCGCAAGAGCTTTCTCTTTGTCTAGCTTATCTATTTTGGCGTCGGCAACTTCATTTGCTTGCTCTTGTATCTCTTTGTCTTTACGAGATAGTATAATCTTATTAACTAAATTATCGTTAACTGAAAGTAAGGCGTCGCTTAACTCTTCGTTAGAAACTTTCTCTGCATCTATATTAGCTAAAAAATCTGGGTACTTATCCTGTAGTTCTTTGATTACCTTAACCCTATCCTTTTGAGTTTGGTTTGTATCATATAGCTGACCCTCCAATCTAAACAGCTCCATTCTCTCGTCCTCCAAAGCATCTGCCAAATCCTTTGTTGGCGTTAAAAAAGATAACACGGCTGTGGCTGCTTGAGTAAATCCTCTAACTAAATTGTTTATAATATTAGAGCCGTCCTCTATAGACAAAAGAAACCCCTCCCAAGCCGAGCCTAGTTTTGTTGTATCTCCTGCTAAGTTGTCAAGCCTAACCTCTGCCATTTCTTTTGCAGCTCCTGCGGCATTTTCAAACTGTTCCTCTAGCTCTGC